AATCTACATAATTGGATACATGATGAAAAAAATAATAGGGACTATTGCGTACGCTGCGCTGGTAGTGCTGTAATGGATAGGAAAATAAAGAATGAACGAACTAGCATATAAATTAATGCATGAAGGTACTTTAGCGTTTGCTGATATGGAGAACAATGGTATCAGAGTGGATACGAAGTATTGTAGGGAGCAGAAGAAGAGTATAGACCAACAGATAATGATGCTTAGTCTAGAACTAGATAGGTCGGAGGAGGTGAAAGAGTGGAGGAAGTTGTATGGAGAGGACTTCAATATTGACTCCAACGACCAACTTAAGAAAGTTCTCTTCACCCATCTCGGAATGAAACCTCCTGCTTTAACCGATAAAGGCAACCCATCGGTTGACAAGGACACCTTGCACCTTATTGACTTACCAATTGTTAAGCCACTTACCCAACTCAGGCAGTTAAAGAAACTCAATAACACCTACTTGAAAAATATCATCAAGGAGACAGTGAATGGCTTCTTACATCCCTCTTTCAACCTCCATACGGTTCAAACGTTCAGAAGCTCCTCAGATAGACCTAACTTTCAGAACATGCCCATACGTGACCCGATAATGGGAAAGGTCATTAGACAGGCTTTTGTACCTAGAGAAGGTGGAATGATAGGTGGATTAGACTATGCGGGCATTGAGTTATCGATGGCTGGATGTAACTCTAAAGACCCTACTCTCATACAAGACTTCACTACCATCCACAAAACCCAAGCCGCAGCCTGCTATGCTATACCAGAAGACCAGGTGACGAAGGAGATAAGATTCAGTGGGAAGAATAACTTTGTATTTGCTGAACTGTACGGGAGTTGGTATGAACCTATCGCTCCCTCTCTGTTAAATGCTATACGAGAACTGAACTTAGAGACCATTGATGGTGTCCCATTGCTAGACCATTTGAAGGAGAAGGGGATAGCTAATGGAGATTACTTTACTGACCACATAGAGAATGTAGAGGGAAGGTTCTGGAAGAAGTATCATGTTCATAAGAAATGGCAAGAGCAGTGGATAAATGATTATACGAAGAAAGGTTGGATGGAGATGTTAACGGGATTTAGGTGTGGTGGAGTGATGTCTAAAAATCAACTATTGAACTATGCTAACCAAGGAATAGCCTTCCATTGTCTACTCTGGAGTATCATTCAGATGAACAAATGGTTGAAGAAACATAAGATGAAGAGTAAGATAGTAGGACAGATACATGATGACATGGTGATGGATATTAATAAGAAAGAGAAGGAAGATGTATTATACAAAGCAAAGGAGATAATGTGTGTGGACATTAAGAAAGAGTGGGAGTGGATTATCACACCCTTGGAGGTAGAGGGGGAGTTCTCGGAGAAGAATTGGTTTGAAAAGAAGGAAATTGTAATATAATTTATTCCGTGAATTCCATCATTTTTTATATAATAATATGACAAACATTATAACCTTATCAGAAGGAGAGAGAGATGAGAATAGGAAATCAAAATATTCAAATCGACACAGATGTACCAGCTCCTGTGGCGAGAGGAAGTAGAAATATTAAATCAGACTATGAGAGGGCACTTAGGGCTATGAAAGTAGGAAAGAGTTCTATATACTTTGATGAAATTGGAGAGGCAAACAAATATAGAAATCGATTCTATAAGTTAGGGGCTTTGTGTACTGTTAGGTCAGAGGGGCGTGGATATAGATTATGGATATCAAAGAAGGAAAGAAAGAACGGAACTACTTCAGCTCTTAAACAAGAAGGAACAGTGAGGAAGAGAATCAGAGAGATTGATGATAGTCATGTACTATACTTCCTTAATGAGGCTACAGAAGAAAGTCTTAACACAAAGACATCTACTACTTCATTATACAGAGCGTTCAAAAACTATTGTGACTCTAATCACCAACCATATCTAATTGTTCCAGAATTCAAATTGGCAATGAAGAAACTAGGATACCAGGAAAGTTTTAACAAGCACCACTCTATTTTCTTCTTTATTGGTATAGCATTGAATGATAAGTGGAAAGGTGATATCTTATAATGCCATTACATATTGACCATAGACCAAAAACGCTAGACCAGATAGTAGGGAACAAGGCTACAGTAGGTAGTTTGGAATCGATTCTGGAGCGAAAAGATGTAATAAAACTCCCTCATGCTTTCCTATTTCACGGGGCTAGTGGTTGTGGAAAGACTACCTTTGCAAGGATAATAGCGGACAGGTTAGAATGTAGAAAAGAAAACTATATGGAAATAAATGCTGGAAATAATAGAGGAATAGATACTGCGAGAAGTATACTGAACACATTACACTACAGACCATTAGGGGGAGGGGTTAGGGTTATACTGCTGGACGAAGTTCATGCTACCACCAAAGACTTCCAGAACGCTCTACTTAAATCCCTTGAAGATACTCCTCCCTATGTTTTCTTTATTCTCTGTACCACAGACCCAAAGAAACTATTGCCTACAGTGAGGAACAGATGTATAACGTTTGAGGTGAAGAAACTGACAATAACATTACTTATTAAACTTATTACGGAGATACTTATCGAGGAGGGGAAAGATGATGAGGTACAAGATGAGATAGTACATAGTATTGCAAAGAGGGCTGAGGGTTGCCCTAGACAAGCCCTCGTTCTCCTTGACCAAGTCATAGACCTTAAACCAAAGGAGAGAGAAGGAGCTATACAATCTTTTAAGACTGAAGAGGAGAATGGATTGGAGTTGTGTAGAAACCTATTAACTAAAGGACGATGGGGAACTATTGCTAAGATATTGAAAGGGTTGGATGCGGAGCCTGAGAGCATTAGACAGTATGTATTAGGCTACATGACCAGCACCCTACTGAACTCGGAGAAAGGGAACACTCAAGCTTCCCTTTGTCTTACTTTCTTTGAAGAGCCCTTTTTTAATTCTGGGAAGGCTGGACTGGTGCTTGCTTGTTATAAATGTATAAATTATTGAGGAGGAAGGAATGAAGAAGAAAGAAAGAGATTATGTAGAAGATATTGAGGTGAATGAAGCCAACTTAAAGCAGGAGTGGGAGAGACAACCAGGATTGTATTTACATTACTCTATTGTCCTTGCAGATGCGGAGAGAGCGAGAAATGTATCAAAGGAAGAATTAGATATTACAAAAGCTCAATTAGATAAAGATATTCGTTCCAGACCAGAAGAGTTTGATGTGGAGAAAATAACGGAGAGTGTTGTAACGAATACAATTTTGTTACAAGAAAGTTATGTAGAGAAGAATCAAGAATACATAGACAGAGGTTACGAGGTGTCTATAATGCAAGGAGTCATTAGAGCGTTTGACCATAAGAAAAAGGCGTTGGAGAACTTGGTGACTTTATATATATCAGGATACAACGCTGAACCAAAACCTAATAGGAGAGAGAAATGATAGTATTCTTATTAAAACTTTTTTCAATAGCTTTATGTGTAGGGATACTTTACCCTGGATTGTGTAGGACTACAATCGAAATTTATTTTCAAGAAAGGAAAAGGCAATGAGCAAGAAAGATGATGGTTTTGCAGAAAGACAGAAGCGAAGAAGCCAGCAGGGGGAGGAGAGAGGAGGTCAAAGGAAGACTGCTCTCAACACTAACATCTTCAAGGGAGAGGATGGAGAGGGTGTGACGTGGTATAAGCCGAAGAAGACTAAGGGGAAGGAAAGAAACAGAATTGATATCTTACCTTGGTTGATATCTGAGGACTGGTACTCTGGACTCAAAGAGTTCAAAGGCATTCCCTGTGAAGTAGAACCTGGGGAGATGGAATATGCTTTAATAATCCCAGTCCATTACGATGTAGGTAAGAATGGAGATACTGTTCTTTGTCTCTCTGAAGCCTTCGGTGGTGAATGTGCAATATGTGATGAGATGTTTGAAAAGATAAAGGAAGATAAGGTACAGCATAAAGAGTACATTAGTAAACTGAGAGCGAAGTGGAGATGCTTCTACAATGTATTCGACCATGAAGATGAAGAGTTTGAAGGGATTAAGATTTGGGATATGAGTTTTCATTTGTTCGAAAAGTATCTCAGGCAGGAGAGTAGAGATAGTGATGAGGGGAATGTACCTTTCGCCTCCCTAGAGTTAGGGAAAGTAGTTACGTTTAAGGGAAGGGAGAAGAGTTTTGGAGATAGGACTTTCATAGAAGCGGAGAGTATAGACTTTGAGAAGAGGGAAACAGATTATGATGAAGACGTTATGGAAAGTACTTATAAGCTTGATACAGCCCTCATCATTCCAGACCCAGTACAAGTTAAGAATTCATTCCATCAGATAGAAGAGGATGAAGATGAAGAGGAGGATGAAGACGTAAAAGATGGAGGGAAGAGGACAGGAAGACAAAAGGATGAGCTCCCTGACCATAGTAAGGGAAAAGAGTGTCCTGAAGGTTTTAGGTTTGGTATAGATACAAACAAAGAAGATGAATGTGAGAAGTGTGATGAAGAGGTATTCAAGGAATGTTGTAATGAACAAGAAGTATTGAAGAAGGAAGAAGGAGAAAAGGAGAAATCTACTACGAAGGAGAAGAAGAAAAAATCGTTTAGGAGGTAACGATGGTGAAGAGATATACTATTACTCCCATAGAGGCAGCTGAGATATACACCGCTGCTGGATTGGGACAAGTCAGCCCTGAAACTATTAAGAACTGGGTAAGAAACGAAGTTATCCATGGGACGAAAGTTGGAGGGAAGTGGCACATTGATAAGAAGAAATTCCTTAAGTTCTTACAGGAGAACAAACCATGAGTGAGAAGAAGAAAGCATTTAAAAGGTCTCCGATAGTTGCCCAGGTAGAGGAGAGAGTGAAGGTGAAGGAAGGGAAGACTAGGGTGGAGTTTTTGGATAGTGGCTCCACCCTTCTGAATTTGGCGGGAAGTGGGAAGGGAAAGAATGGA